TTTTAGTCAACAATCTATTCGCATGGATCGCCGCCCACGCAATTCAGGCAATGATCTCTTTTTTAACTGGTCTTTTGACGCATTTATACAAAAACAATTTAATATAAAGAAAGTAAGAAGCACTTCATTATTTTGCACAGGTTCTGAAGGTGGTGCTATGTATTATGGGCATCCATCATTTATTTTTCCTAAGGGTGATTTCAAATTTATTTGGTCGACATCAATAAATGATTCTTATGAAGATTTTTCATTACGAAAATATTATTTTAATTTATGGCAAATTAATGACATGGATAGATATATGGAATGGAAACTTACGATAATCAATCCATTCATAAAAACTCTAATTGATGCTGGGGATTATAATTTTGATTCTCTTTTAAAATCTGATGATGACACATTACAAGAAATTTATAAACAACATAAAGAAGATTTTGAAACATTGTTCAAATATAAAAATACGAACCTAAACCAAGCATTGAAAAGCGGTCATGAAATAATGATAGTTGGTCCAAATGATTATTATGTTATAGATGTCAATAAGTTGATGAAAAAGATGGACATGAATACCGCGCGTCTGAAAGAAGTCTACAAATATTTTTGGGACCTTTTAAAAAGTTAGAATATTTTCGTTAAAATTATAAATAGAATCATACGAAATCAATTAAATCGTTTTAATAAAGAACGAATAGATTAAAAGGAGAAATACATGGCAACACTTTCACAAACCGGTATTCCAGGTGCTGGTAATCTAATTTTAGCTCCAAAGTTGAAAAACCGTTGGAGAGTTTTGTTTTCAAACTTCGGTGTTCTAGATGGTGGTCAATCATATATTCGTGATCTTACCATGCAGGCAGTCAATGTAACTCGTCCTAACTTGTCCTTCGAAGAAGTTCAGTTGCACCGTTACAACTCAGTAGCATACGTTGGTGGTAAGCATACATGGGAATCCATCAACTTAACAGTTGAAGATGACGTAACAGGTCTTGCATCTCGCGCTGTGTCTGCTCAGCTTGAAACTCAACAACGTTTGATTGGTGGTAACCTTCCAGGTCGTTGGTTGAATGCTGCCGCTACTGCTTCTAGTTACAAGTTCTTCACTAAAATGGACATGCTTGACGGTGATGAAACTCCACTTGAAACCTGGTCACTAGAAGGTTGCTGGATTCAGGCAGTCGACTATGGTGATATGGATTACAGCGCGTCTGAAGCAATGACTATTACTCTTACTGTTCGTTTTGACCATGCTTCACAAAAACTTGGTGGTCAAGGTTATGGCAACGCCCTTGGCGGTTTTATCGTCTAATTCAAGTAATCTACGTAATCTTAACAAAGGAGTCTTCGGACTCCTTTGTTTTTTCTATAAATACTTATACTATTTGTAGAAAGGTAAATGCACATGTCATATTTTGGTTCTGCTGGTAATATTCTTGCTCCTCTTGGTATTGATTTAGAACGTGAAGCGCTCGGTACTTTTGGTGATTTTGTTGACAATAAGAGTCGTATTGATGCGTTTAGAAATTTAGGTTTATCTCAAACAGAAGCTGGGGAATTTGCGGGTCTTGCCAAACCAGGTGAATTTAATGTCCGTGCACCGTCTATTTGTAATGTCCTGATTTCTCCAAAACAAAAATTTTTATTCCAAGTTCAGTTCTTCTTAGACCCAAAGTGCTTTAACGAAGTTCAATCCGGAGTGTCACCACTTACGCTAGCAAAATTTGGTTTCTTTGTTAAGCAGATTGATAGACCTAAAGTTGAATATACATATGAAGACGTGAATATGTATAACGTACGGACCAGGGTGTTGACTAGAATTAATCATCAACCACTTAGTATTTCCTTGTGGGATGATGCTAGAAACACCGTCGGAGAATTCGTTAATCTTTATCGTCGTGCATATACTCCATCTGCCCGTCAAGATGAGTATATTGGTGGAAATATTGAGGAATCAGGATTTACCTTTTCACAAGGTATTCTTGACCCGACTGCTAGAGATTTTTCAACTCGCGCTGCACTTCCTGGAAATGCAAAGCATTTTCTTAAAGAGATAAAAGTGAGTCAAGTTTATTCCACTCATAGTACGCACCAAACTCATGCATTTGAAATGACAGTATATCGGTTCTTTAATCCAGTAATTAAATCATTCGATTTTGATGATGTTAATCATGAAACTGGAGAGTCAAATGGCATTACTATGCAGATAGATTATGATAGTTTGTACATTGAAGATTATGAGGTTTCTGCAATCATAAAAGATATAGAACTTCCAGATTATTATCATTTTATTCCAGGTAAAAAAATTAGAGACAACTTGAATTCACTAGCGGGTCAAACAAATGCAACGAAGGGTGGAATTATTCCAAAAACAGGATTGAACTTTTTAGATGAAGCAAAACGTGCTGTGATGTCTGGAAATCCATTGTCTTATGTTAAGGAACGTGCTATGGGAATAGTGAGACAAGGAGACCCGAGCATCGAGTTTAAAGGAATTTCTGGATATGCTTCCGACGCTATTAGTAATGGCGCTCAGTCCCTTTATGTAAAAGCAACAACACCAGATTATACTAACATTCACACGGACCCGTAATGGCACTTAAAGCAAGATTTATACCTAAGAATCCACAAAAATATATTGGAAACTCAAATAACATTTGGGTTCGTTCGTCATGGGAACTCAAAGTCTGTAAATGGTTTGATTCACATAATGCAGTGTTAAGATGGGGTTCAGAAGAAATTAAAATTCCATACATTAAACCTACAGATGGTAAAGTTCATAATTATTTTCCAGATTTTATTGCGGTAATTCAAAACGCCGCGGGTGTTCCAAAGAAGTATATCATTGAAGTTAAACCACTAAAAGAGACGATGCTTACTGAAAAAAGTTCAAATTACGATAAGATAAATATAGCAATCAACACAGCAAAATGGAATTACGCTCGTGCCTTTGCCGCTTCTAAAGGATTCGAGTTTAAAATCTTAACAGAAGTTGATCTGTTTAGGGCAGCACCACCAACGAAGGTTAGACGTCCAAGAAAGGCAAAATCAAAATGAACTTTAAAGAACCACTTGAAAACGTATTTGACGTGGAATCTACTGAAATCTTACCAGAACACACTATGCATGGTATTATTCCCGCTGATGAATACATAACAACGACTGTTGAGGCGGTTAACCCTGAGGGTCCAAAAGATGATGAAGAAGATTTGAATATATCAGCAAAGATTGATGACGTATATGATAAGGCAATCGGCGCGTTTGAAGAACAAACTGCATACATTCAAGTTATTGACCCAAGGTATGCTGCTCGGAATGCAGAGGTTGCTGCCCAGTATTTAAAAATCGCTCTTGACGCCGCGGCCACGCGGGCGAACGTAAAGCGAGATAAGCGGCGTAGCGGCGCAGGTTTTATTCCATTTGCAAATAACGGAACAGGTAATCAAAACGTGATTGTTGCAGACCGCAATGAACTTCTCAGAATTATGAACGGAACAAATAAAGATTAATAATGGAAAAGTTTGATATTGAATTAGTTCCCGGATTTGAATTTGATCATAATAAATTATTAACAGAGTATTATTTAGTTAAACAAAAATATTCTATTGATTCAAATCAAATAAACATTTTTCATAGAGATGATGATTTATCAGATGGAGAACGTCTTTTGAAATGGGGTGGATCTTTATCTATTAAGATAAATGAAGAATCTGTAGTTACATCTGAATCAGAATTTAAAATATTAAATGCGGCATTTAAAGGTTCATACACCGCAGAGGTTTGTGAGATTGTTAGAGAATATTCTGAACACCCGATAGGTAGAGTTAGGATTTTATCTCTTTCTCCTAAAACGTGTTATTCTTGGCATAACGATCCAGATTTGATACGATATCATATTCCTATTAAAACATCTCACGCTTCTTTTTTTGTTGTAGAAGATTTAGTTTATAGGATGTCAGAATTAGGTAAATTGTATTCTTTGATAAGTACTAAATATCACACTGCCGTTAATTCAAGTTTTAACAGTCATAGAATTCATATTGTTTTTGATACTTATGAAGAAAACATGGAAAATCCATATTTAACTAACAGCGCTTTTAGATATTAACTATGGATATTCTAATCCAGACTAAGTTATAAATAACTTTATAAATTTAACGAGGTTTTTAATAATGGCAGTTTCAAATACTTTTGTAAAGCGTGCAAACAAAGAGTCTGAATATACTCCAGATTTGATACGTGAACTTGCAAAATGCATTAATGACCCAATATATTGCATAAGAACATATTTTTATATTCAACACCCAAAACGTGGTAAAGTTAAGTTTGATCTTTACGATTATCAAGAAGACCTTATAAACAATATTCATCATAATA